ACTTGGTGGGTGATGACGGAGTCGAACCGCCGACATTCTGCTTGTAAGGCAGACGCTCTACCAACTGAGCTAATCACCCGAGAACTTCGGATTAAACCAAAAAACCTCTATTAGGGCAAGCCGTTTGTTTTAAGATAAATATATTTATTTGAATATAAATAATAAATAAGTTTAGTATTACCTCAATCAAAAATCATATGCCCCAGTTTGTCGGCTTTGGTGTGCAGATAACGTTCGTTTTCAACATTCTCGCCTACATGGAGCGGAATACGTTCGACGACATTGATGCCTGCATCTTTCAAAGTCTGAATCTTTTCAGGATTATTAGTCAGCAGCTTGACGGCACGGATATTCAGATGGTCGTAGATTTGCTTGGCAAGCGTAAAGTCGCGTGCATCAACGGGTAGTCCGAGTGCGAGGTTGGCTTCGACCGTATCCATCCCTTCGTCTTGAAGCCGGTAGGCACGGATTTTGTTGATTAAACCGATACCGCGTCCTTCTTGACGCAAATAAACGATGACACCGCGCCCTTCTTGCTGAACCGCCTTCATCGCCGCTTCAAGCTGCGGACCGCAGTCGCATTTTTTGGAAAACAGGGCATCGCCGGTCAAACATTCGGAGTGGATGCGGGTCAGAACGGGGAGGTCGTCTGAAAAATCGCCCATCGTCAAAGCGATGTGTTCTTGTCCGCTCGGTTCTTCAAAACCGTGCATAGTGAAGTTGCCCCATTCGGTCGGCAGGCGGCAGGAGGCGACGAATTTCAAGGTATTATTCATGTTCTTCTTCCTTGTCTTCGATGCCTGCCAATGCTTTCAGCGGCTCGGCAAGTGCCAACGCCAGCGCCGACCAATCCGTTTGTGCTGCCTCATCGGCTTGATCTTTATCTGTAAACTCAACATGGACCACGCCCAAAACCGTGCCGTTTTGCGTTGCTACGGGAATGGACAACTGGCTTCCGCTCCCCTCGTTCCGGCTGCCTTGGATTTTGTCCAGCGAAAGCCAATAGGCAATATCGTTGGCAATATTCATCCAACCGCTCTGCGCCGTACGGCAGGCAAGGTAAACCGTACCGTTTTCTTCATGAACCGCCAACAGATTCTCCAAAGGCTCGCCTTGCGCCGAGATACGAACCAGCCTTGCATGCGGTTTGCCCGGAAGGTGGATGTAAACCGCCGCGCTTTTGACGGCTTTTGCGCGACTGAATACCGAATCCAGAGCCATGAAAACCTGTTTGAGCAAAACTTCATTTTCCGGCGTTTCTTCAATATGGTCTGCCAGCTTCCAACCGTCTTCTTCACGCCATAAAACCGAGCGGTCAATCGAAGCATTGCCCATATCCATCACCGTCTTCGCGGTCAGATAAGCAACACGGAGGTCGTCTGAAGACAGCTTCAAACCCTGTGTCTGTAAAAAATCCTGAATCAGTAAAACAGGCATGATGTTCCTTTTTGATATTAGTGTGTTCCGGCAGATAACCGACCTGCCATTATATCGGTCGGAATAAAGCAATTTCAAGCCAAAGATTGTTTGCAGAGCAGGATACTTTGTGTATAATTCCGAGTTTCATCACGCGGACGTGGCGAAATTGGTAGACGCACCAGATTTAGGTTCTGGCGCCGAGAGGTGTGAGAGTTCGAGTCTCTCCGTCCGCACCATTATTATTAAATAAATCATATAGTTATCACATACAGGGACAGCGGCGGGACAATCTGCTAAAACCTACCCTAACAACAATCTCCCCATACAAGTTATTTCCATCAACGCAAGCCGCCTAACCATTAGGCGGCTTTCTGCTATTTTAATAACCAATCAAATACACTAAGTCTGCATATAATTACCACCCCAAGAAATACAATCCCATTATTCATTAATGGGATTTTTTTATGCTTGAAATCGTGCCGGTAAAAATATCCGAACATTTCGACGAAACGCGCAAGCTGTCAGCGTTACATTGGCGCGAGACAGAATCGGAATTTTCCAACAGGCCACCTGAACTAGACATCCAAACCTATCAAACACTGGAGTCGCAGAACCTAATTATAGCTTTTGCCGCCGTGTCAGACGGCGAGATTGTCGGATATGTTTCAGGCTTCCTATCTCGCCATCCGCATTACGACCAATTAATCGCGCAACACGATCTGCTTTTCATCCACCCATCCCATCGCAAAGGTCGAGCAGGACTGAAGCTGATGCGCGAATTTGAAGCGACCGCAAAATCAGCAGGCGCAAAAAAAGTCCTATATCACGCAAAGCCGAACAGCAATTTTGCCAAGTTGCTGGAGCGGCTTCAGTTCCAGCAAGAAGAAATCATATTTCAGAAAGGTTTGTAATATGCCAGCAGCTATACCAATCGCCACGCTCATTGTCAGCGCGGCAGGCGTCGGTGCCTCGATTTATCAGGGAAACAAACAAGATGCGGCAAACCGCAATTCGGCAAATCAGGCAAAAGAAAATGCCAAAAAAGCTCAAGCGCAGGCTGATATTGACACCAACCGCGCCAATCAAAAACAAACTGACGCGAAATCTATTTTAAGTCAGCAGCAGCAAGACGCAGCAGGTTCAGGTTCAACCATGCTCACAGGCGTGGGAGGTATTGACCCAAACAGCTTGAAACTTGGTAAGCAAACATTACTGGGCGCTTAAAAATGGAAGACCAACGCAGAAATATTTACCGCCGATGGGAATCTTTAAAGACAGAGCGTTCGTCTTGGATGGACCATTGGCGGGAAATCTCGGAAAACATATTACCGAGAAATGGGCGATTCCTTGATGGCGATTCCAATAGCGGCGGGAAGAAGCACAACAAGATTTACGACAACACCCCAATCCGTGCATTAGATATTTTGTCTGCCGGACTAATGGGCGGTCTCACGTCGCCGTCCCGCCCATGGTTCAAATTAGCCATGCACGATGACGAGATGAACCAGTTCCATGAAGTCAAAGAATGGCTGGCGAAAGTCGAAAATATGATGTTGTCGGTATTCCAGCGAAGCAATATATACGGTTCACTTCATTCCATGTATCAGGAACTTGCGGCGTTTGGAACGGCGGCCTGCATTATCTTGCCGGACTATCAAGACGTAATCAGATGCTACCCGCTGACAATCGGCGAATATGCGGTTGCGACAAACTGGCGCGGGGAAGTTGACACAATTTACCGTGAGTTTGAAAAAAGCGTTGTCGAAACAGTTGAAGAATTTGGCATTGAGAACGTCAGCGAATCGACGCGAAATATGTATGAAAACAAAAAGTACGACCAAAAAGTCAAAATCATTCATGCAATCGAACCGCGCCGAGAACGAGACCTGAATCGAAAAGACTCGAAAAATATGCCGTACAAGTCGGTATATCTTGAAGTTGGCGCAGAGGATGGAAAGGTTCTTCGTGAATCCGGCTTCCTGCAATTCCCCGCAGTCTGCCCAAGATGGGATATCAGCGACAACAACGTTTATGGCAACAGCCCAGCCATGACCGCATTGGGCGATGTCAAACAGTTGCAATTCAATCAGCGTATGAAATTGCGTGGGATTGATTATGCCGTCAACCCGCCAATCATTGCGCCGACGAGCATGAAAGGGCAGTCGGCGGGTTTCTTGCCGGGTGGAATCCTTTACCACAACGGCGATGAACAAGGCGAGTCGGTACGTTCGGCGTTCAATGTCAATTTGGATTTAAACCCGCTGCTTGCCGATATCAACGACGTTCGACAACGGATTCAATCCGCTTTTTATGCTGACCTGTTTTTGATGGTGTCCCAGCAATCTCAAAATATGACAGCCACAGAGGTTGCGGAGCGGCATGAAGAAAAGATGTTGATGTTAGGCCCTGTACTGGAACGCCTGCAAAACGAACTTATCGACCCGCTCATTGAAATTACTTTCAACGCAATGGTTAATGCCGGCGTTTTACCGCCACCACCTGACGCCATTGCCGACCAAGATATCAATGTTGTTTTGGTTTCTATCTTGGCGCAGGCGCAGCGAGCCATAGGCGTGAACAGCATAGACCGATTTGTCGGGGCGATTGCGTCCGTTGCTCAAATCAAACCTGAAGTTTTGGACAATCTGAATGGCGATAAGTGGGCGGAGATATACGCCGATTCGCTAGGCATTGACCCGCGCATACTGACAAATCCAGATGACGTATCTGCAATGCGAGAGCAACGCGCACAACAGCAGGCGGCAGCAAGTCAGTTACAACAGGCAGAGCAGGGCGCAAACATCGCGCAAGCCTTAGCACAGGCGCAAGGGTTATCAGAATAAGCCCTGCATATAATCGGGAGCAGAATATATAAAATGAATCACGTTGATTTTGACGAACTGGAAGCCAAGAAAAAAAATGACGAGTTGCTACTCAGGCAACAAAGTGAAGATTTTGAATGGCTGATGTCAGAGAAGCGCGGGCGACGTATTATCCGAAACCTACTTGAAGAAGCTGGCGTATGGCGTTCTACATTTAGCGAGACGCCGACCATAGCTGCATTTAAAGAGGGGCGGAGGAATATGGGGTTGAGACTACTCAATCTTATCGAGCATACACCGCATTTTCATTTAATTTTAAGCAAGGAAAGTGACAATGAGCGTTGAAGAAAATCAAGGCGAAGTAAACAACGAAACACCGGGCGCAGAGCCGCAAAACCAACCTGAAGAAACTTTACTTGGTTCAGCAGGCAATCAGACCGACGCACCGCCTGCCGGCAACGAAGAGAATCCTCAAGGCGACACAGGAAGCCAAGAAGGCAAAGCGTCAGAAGTTCCCGAAAAGTACGACTTCAAAGCCCCCGATGGTATGGAGTACGACCAAGAAACCATCGATATTTACGCCGAGGCCGCCAAAGAGGCGGGATTGTCTCAAGAAAAGGCTGACATCATCTTGGGCAAAATTGCCCCGCATTTGGCGCAACAACAAATCAAAGCCGTTGAAAAAGCAAGCGCAGAATGGGTTGCAGCCTCTCGCGCAGACGCTGAATTTGGCGGCGACAAACTGAATGAAAACATGGCGGTTGCTGCAAAGGCAATGGAAAAGTTCGCTACACCTGAACTGAAAACATTGCTGAACGAAAGCCGACTAGGGAACAACCCCGAAGTTATCCGCCTGTTCTACCGTGTCGGCAAAGCCATCTCCGAAGATGGTTTCGTATCGGCAACAGGCGCGCCGCAAAACAGCGACGCCCGCGCACTTTTCCCAAACACCAAAAATCTTAATCCATAAGAAAGGAAGTTAAAACATGGCAACCTTGAACTCACGCCATCCTACACTCGCAGACGTTACCGCCCGCTTGGGTCAAGACGGCAAAATCATTCACAACATCGTCGAGATTCTCTCCGAGAAGCATGACGAACTGGAAGATATGGTCGTCGTAGAAGCCAACGGCGTTACCGAACATACTACTACCGTTCGCGGCGGCTTGCCCGATACCGCATGGCGTCGTCTGTATAAAGGTATCCCAAACAGCAAATCAACTGTCGTTTCTGTAAAAGATTCGATGGGCGAACTGGGCGCGCGCGCTTTGGTCGATGAAAAATTACTCAATCTGAATGGCAATTCTGCCCAGTGGCTGATGTCCGAAGAATCCCCGTTCATCGAATCAATGGGCCAAAAAATGGCTGATACATTGTGGTATGAAGACGGCAACATCAATCCTGAACGTTTCATGGGTTTCGCGCCGCGCTTCTCAAACAAGTCTGCCGAAAATGGCCGCAACATCATCGACGCCGGCGGCGAGGGTGCAGACAACGCCTCTATTTGGCTGGTTGTATGGGGTGTTGATACCGTCCATTGCATTTACCCGAAAGGCTCAAAAGCAGGCTTGCAAAAGAAAGACATGGGTATCGTTACCGTCAATGACGACGAAGGCAACCGCTACGAAGCCCACGAAAGCAAATACGTTTGGGAAAACGGCTTGTGCGTCCGTGACTGGCGTTACGTTGTCCGCATTGCGAACATCGACGTCAAAAAACTGGATAAAACACTGAAAACCGGTCCTAACCTGCCTGAATTGATGGTTGATGCCTTGGAGCTTGTTCCGAACCTGAAAGGCCGCCCTGCGTTCTACATGAACCGCACATTGCGTCGTATGTTGCGCGCTCAAATTGCAGCAAGCGCAAACCACACTATTACCCAGCGCGAAGTTGGCGGCAAGTTGGTAACTCATTTCGGCGACGGCGAGGGCGTACCGGTTCGCGTTACCGATTCACTGTTGTCCACTGAAGCCCGCGTGAAATAAGGAGCGACAAATGATTATTGATTCTTTATTGGAACTGTCCATCAAACAAGCCGTAACCACGTCTGCCGCCTCAACCAACGTTGTTGATTTTGGTTTGAAAAACCCGAATCTTGGCAATGGTCCATCTCCGTTGTACGCCGTATTTACCGTTCCTGAAGCATTTACAGGCGGCTCGCTGACTATCGCCCTGCAAGATTCCGAAAACAACACGAACTTCGCGAACGTCATTACCGGTGTCACCATTGCGGCAGCCGACCTAAAAGCGGGCGCGCAATACGTCCTGCCTTTGCCGATAAAACACCGCCGATATATCCGTGCCTATTACGCTGTCACAGGTTCAATGACAGCAGGCAAAATCAACGCAGCAATCGTCAGCGGCTTGCAAAACAACGAGCCGATGCCCGAATCTCGTAAAGTATGGAGCGGCAAACAATGAAAGTGGTAGCTATTAAACGAGGCTTTTACGGCCAAATCCGAGAAGAGGGTGACACTTTTGAAGTGGAAGATGGCCTGACTGCATCATGGTTTAGCCCTCTCGGACAAGAAGAGCAGATTCAAGAGCCGACAGGCGGAAAATACGACAATCTGACAAAAGAGTAGCTTCAAGCCCTCTTGGATGAACGTGGTATTGACTATCATGGCAACGCAGGCGAAGACACCCTGAAAGCCTTATTGGAATCCAGCGACGAAGCATAAAGAAACGGAACAAGGGCGGGAAACCGCCCTTTTTTAATGGATGAAAAAAAATGTCTTCAGTAATCGATATTTGCAATTTGGCATTAAGCCATATCGGGCAGGTAGCAGACGTATCAAGCATAGACCCGCCCGAAAACTCAATCGAGGCGGAGTATTGCGCCCGATTCTATCCGATAGCGCGTGACACTTTGTTAGAGGCTCACGCATGGGATTTTGCATTGAGGCGCGAACCGCTCGCCACTTTGAAACATGATTCAAAACAATGGCGGTTCTGCTATGCGGTACCAACGGAATGCCTGCAAATTATAAGCATATTCCCCGAATCAGCAGCCAATGATGTTGACTGCCTGTCTATCAATCACGCCCGTGAGACGACCGCAGACGGGCATAGAATTATTTGGGCAAACACTGAAAATGCGATTATTCGCTACACACAGCGCGTTCAAAATTCACATCTATTCACGCCCGTTTTCACTGTTGCGCTGTCTTGGAAGCTGGCGGCAATGCTAGCAGGCGCAATCATCAAAAGCGATACCGGTGCGCAGTATGCGGCCATGTGCGAATCACAAGTGCAAAGCCTGATTGCGCAGGAGAAAAATAACGACGCGCGGCAATTCTCACAACAAATCGAATTTACACCGGCGGCAATATTAGCGAGGCAGTAATGGCAAATACACGTCTTCTACAACAGTCATTTATCGGCGGCGAAGTTTCGCCAAATATGTTTGGGCGTATCGAAGACCCGTATTATCGGAACGGGCTTTCCGAGTGTCGGAACTTTGTTATTCGCCCCGATGGCTCAGCAGAGAATCGGGCGGGATTTGAGTTTGTGAATGTTGCGCGTAACGATTATTCCAAAGCACGCCTGATTCCATTCCAGTTTTCAAACGACCAATCATTTGCAATCGAAATGGGCGTGGGGTACTTCCGCTTCCACACCAACGGAGCGACGTTGTTGAATGACGAAGGGCGGCCCTACGAAATTTCCAGCCCATACAATGAAAACGAGATTTTCGACGTGCATTACGTCCAGTCAGGCGACGTGATGACGCTTGTGCATCGTAACCATTATCCATGCGAACTGCGCCGCCTGTCTGCAAAGCAATGGGAATTTAAGCCCATTACTTTTGGCGCAGCGATTGAATCACCAAAAGGAGTAACGGGTCAAGCACACAAAGGCGGAGATGCAGGCAACCCGAACAAAGTTTATTACAACACCCAGTATTGCGTAACAGCAGTCAGTAATGACGGTTTAAATTCCGAATCGGAAACTTCGGAAATCATCACGATAAACAATAACGTCTACGTTACAGGCAATCATAATCGCATTGAGTGGAAACCGGTTGCCGGCGCAGGGCGTTACAAAATCTACAAACGCACAAGCGGCATTTTTGGTTACATCGGGCAAACAAACGAACTGCACTTTATTGACGACAACATTGCCGCAGACACGTCTGCAACACCGCCGATTTACGACAACATCTTTTTGCAGGGCGGGATAGATTCGTTTGTCGGCGTGAAGCCAATCACAATCCCCAATTACGGAAAAATTGTTGCGCCGGCAATCGAGAGCGAGGGCAGTTATACAACCTTGTTTTCAAATGCTGGCGGCAAAGAAGTATTTACCGGAACGCCGTTTAATACCTACATCGACAATGTAGTAGGAACCGTCACTTACAAAATCGAGCTTGAAGACAAGACGGGAAGCGGGGCTGTCTTGTCGTTGGCGTTTCTTGGCTATAAATTAAAGAGTATGGAGGTTCTAAGTCCTGGTAGTGGATACACCAATCCTAGGCTAAAGATTTACAAGAAAAAAGCCGGCACTGCTGACGAGTGGGAGGAGTACACAAGAACTATTATCCATGCTGCGATTAAATGGAATCTGTCTCAAAACTTCTCAATCCTGATCGGAGATGAGGAGGGGGACGGAGCAGGTGCGACAGCGAATCCGATTATTAAAGATGGGCAAATGGTAGATGTATTAATAACGTCTCGCGGTTATGGTTACAAAAAGCCAAGCATGATTCTGAAAGGCGAAAGCATCTCACAGAACATTGAATTTGAGAGAGCCGTTATAACCCAGTCTTCTTTTCCGTCTGCTGTTTCATACTTCCAGCAACGGCGCGTATTTGCCGGCACCAGAGAAAAACCGCTGCAAGTATGGATGACGAAGACAGGGACGGAAAGCAACCTAAGCTATTCCTTACCAATTAAGGACGACGACCGCATTTCATTCAAACTTGCTTCGCGCGAAGCAAGCATGATTCAGCATATTATCCCGCTGAATAAAATGATTCTGATGACGGGCAGCGCGGAATGGAACGTCAATACCTTGAACACTGACTACCTGACGCCATCGTCAATTTCAGTATCGCCCCAGTCCTACATCGGGTCGTCTATGGTTCAGCCGATTATCGCCAATAACTCGCTGATTTACGCGGCGGCGCGCGGCGGGCATATTCGGGAACTTGCTTACAACTGGCAGGCAAACGGCTACATCACAGGCGATATATCGATACGCTCAAGCCACCTGTTCGACAATAAAAAAATCCTCGATATGTGCCTGCAAAAATCACCGTTCCCGGTCGTTTGGTGCGTATCGTCAGACGGTACGCTTTTAGGGCTGACATACCTGCCCGAACAAAGTATCGGCGCATGGCACAAACACGATACTGACGGTCATTTTGAGAGCGTGACATCGGTCACGGAAGGCGAAGATGATGTGCTTTATGCCATTGTCCGCCGCCATGTAAACGGCAGAGATTTACGATACGTCGAGCGTATGAAGCCGAGAAAATTCACTTCCCAGAAAGACTACTACTTCATGGACGGCGGTTTGACTTATCGCGGGAATCCCATAAGCACAGTAAGCAATCTTGGGCTTTTGGAGGGCAAGACGGTTTGTGTTCTAGCCGACGGAAACGTCATGCCGAAAACAGTCGTATCGAACGGCACGATTCACTTACCGGACGGAATCGAAGCGTCAGTTATCAGCGTCGGCTTACCGATAGAAGCATCTATAACCACTCTTCCGCTTGCCTTTCAGGTTGATGCGGCACTGGGTCAGGGGCGCACAAAGAGCCTGAACAAGGTTTGGTTGCGGGTGTATGAATCTGTTGCGGTTCTTGCGGGTATTTACGGCGGCAAGATGTATGAATACAAGCAACGGACGACAGAGGTATTCAGCCATCCAACCCGACCGAAGACCGGCATAATTGAAATCAACATCGGCGGGCAATGGGACGATGACGGATTGATGCAGGTCAAACAGCATAACCCGCTACCGTTAACCGTTCTGTCGGTATCCGCCGAGTTTTCGGTCGGTTGAAGCCTGCATATAAAACAAAGAACTCATGGTTAAATTCCTAAATTCAGGAGGTTTAATCATGAGTTCTTCTTCTATTGATTGGAATAAATTCGGCGATTATGCCGGCCTCGCTACACAGGGAATCGGCGTAATCGGTCAGGTTGCGGGCGCGTTTTATTCCGCCCGTTCCATCCGCAGAAATGCGGAGCTTCAAGCATTCATGGCGGAGATGAACGCCAAGAATAACGAACGGCAGGCGCAAAACGTTTTCTTTCAACGCGATAAACAGATAGCCGCGCTTGGAATTAAATCAGGCCGTCTGAAAAGTTCCCAACGTGTAGCACTGGCTGCGAACGGCGTGGACTTATCCAGCGAGAACGCCGTGGAGCTTTTGGCAGATACTGAATTTATGAAAGAGGTCGATAAGGACCAAATCGAACAAAACGCAGTTGCCGAGGCGTGGGGATACCGCTTACAGGGCGTTCAAAATCAAAACCAAGCCCTATTTGCACGGGCGCAGAAAGCGGGGGTTTCGCCGCTGCTTGCAACGCATAACACCATGCTCACAGGAGCCAGTCAGGTCGCGCAAAATTGGTACACCCTGAAGAAACAGGGTGCGTTCCAAAGCAAACAGAAAACTGACGACCCGATTTACGGGTTATACGCCATGAATAACGGGTGGAAATAATGAGAGTACCGACATCAAACGAATTTAGCGTCGGCGTAGCAAATGCGCCGTCAGCAAACTTTGCCGCGCCAAATCTTCCCGATGTTGGCGTAGAGGTAACGCGCGCAGGAAATCAGGCATTTTCAGCAGGGCAAGAGGTTGTAAACGCGCAGATGAAAATGCTTGCGGAAATGAATGAACTTGCGACCGATAACGCCTTGGCGCAAGTAAAGGCATTCGAGCAGGATTTGCGCGTCAATCCCAATAACGGCTATGAAAATTTGCGCGGCGAGAACGCACTAAACCGCCCGAACGGTCAATCATTGGTCGATGAATACGACGGCTACCTGATGGAACACGCCAACGCGATTAAAGACACGCTGAAAAACGACGTGCAAAAAGCATTGTTTACCCAACGTCTTGACGGCATCCGACAAACCTTGCGCAACAAAACCGGCGAACATTTGCTGACGGAGGGGCGGAAATGGAAAGACACATCGCTCAACACGCAAATCGAATTAGCCGCCAATTCGTTTTCACTCTCCACGACGGACGAAGAACGGGACGCAGCCATCGACCGCGCCATTTCAGCAGCAAGAGGACTTCAAGACCTGTATGGCTGGGATAGTGAAACCATGCAGAAGAAAGTCATGGACGCTTCGGATAAGGCAATCAGTCAGGTAATCGACGACAAAATCGACAAAGGCGACTACGCCGAAGCCCGCCGCCTTGCCATCCAATACGGCGCATTTGCGCACGGCGAAACCGTTGTCAAAGCGCGCCAAAAAATCGAGCAGGCGTTCCAAGACCAAATCATCGAGGACGCTACCGCCAACTTCAAGCCCGGCGACACAATCCGCATCCCCGTCAATATCAATTCCGCACAAGCGCAGACAGGAAATCCAGTTCAAGATACCGTAAGCCGCATCATCGGTTATGAATCAGGAAACGACCCAAACATCAAAAACAAAAAAAGCACGGCTGAAGGGCTTGGGCAGTTCATAGATTCGACTTGGTTTTACATGGTACGGAAATACCGGCCTGACATCGCCAATGGCAAAACTAACGCGCAGCTTAAAGCCCTGAAGCGAGACCCTGCGCTTTCCCGCGAAATGACAACCCGCTACGTTGAAGAAAACGCCGCCCTACTCAAAAAACACGGATTCCCTGTCAATATTCGAAATCTCTACGTCATGCACTTTCTAGGCAGTGGAGAAGGACCGAAGCTGTTGCGAGCCGACCCGAATCAACCTGTATCGTCTTTCATTTCGGCGCAATCCATCAACGCGAACCAAAAGGTTTTATCAGGCAAGACCGCGCAGCAGGTTTTGGACTGGGCGGCACGCGCCATGAAAGTAGGTAAAGACAGCGGAGGAGGTACAAGTTACGTCAGCATTCCGACAGGCGACCCTGTGGCAATGGAAAAGGCAATCCGCCAACTTCCGAAGAACCAGCAGGCGAGCGTCCGCGCGAACATCAGCCGTCAAATATCGGCTTATAAAGAAGTCGAAGAGCAACGAAAAAACCAACGCGACAACGCCATTGCGGGAATTATCGAAACCAACGGCGGGAATGTTCAGTCCGTTCCGCGCAGTGCGTGGGCAGCCCTTACCCCCGAAGAAAGACGGAAATTCACAGACTTTGGGCAGTCCATCAAGAAAAACAACGAGCAAGAATTACAGGACAAATACGCTGACGACTATCTGTTAATGCAGAACCCTGACGTACTAAACAAAATGAGCGAAGACAGCATCATCGCTTTACGCCCTAAATTAGGCAGGTCGTGGACGCAATCGCTGCTAGAAAAGAAACAAAGTATCGAGAAGAAAGGCATTCAGCACGCCAAATTGTCAAAGTACCGATTCGACGAAGTATTGCGGCGCGAATTTAATCTCGACCCCGATAAAAAAACTCAGGGGGCGGAAATGAAACGACGCATTGCAACCATCCGATACAACAGCGACGAAGCGATTAAAGCCGAAGAAAAACGGCTTGGCAAGCAACTGAGTGAGGACGAAAAAGTTGCAATCATCCGCAAACTTGCCGCCGCCATCGTTGTAACAGAACGCGGGTGGTTTAGTGATACCAAGAAATCAATTTTGGAAATCCACCCTGATGATGAAAACATTTCCGTGAGATATTAATTATGGCAGATACAAACGACATTCAAAAACGACGCGCCGCGCTACTTGCCAGCTTTGGCGTGAATCCTGATGAAGTAGCCGAAATCAACCGTAAGGCGGCAAGCCTGAAAGTGCCTGTCGGGGTGGTAAAGGAAATGCCGCAGACAGCCAATACCCGCATGAAGTTGAACGAAATCGAAGCACAAGTCGGCGGGCTTTCCATTCTTCCGCAACGTCTTTCAGATCAGAAATTTTCAGACCTGTCACACGACGACATCGGCGAACTTTCAGAAATCGAACGCAAAGCAGGCGTATTACGCGCCGCGCCCGAAGATGGATTTTTCACAGATATCGGCAAATCCCTGAAGCGCGGATGGTACACAGGCAAAAAAAATCTAAACGGATTGATTGCAAGAAGTGATTTTTTCGGACTGGAAAAGCAACGCGAAGCAGCGGCAAAAGCAAATGGCGTGTATTACAACCGCGAATTGGATATCGCCCATTCCCAAGCGAAATTACAGCGAGATATCGACCGATACGCGCCTGACGCGACACTTCAGAACCAGCAACGCGGACTTGCCGAACAGAAAACGTTGGCAGGCGCCGCGCGCTACCTTGTCAAAAATCCAACCTTGTTACTCAATACGTCGGCGGAATCGCTGGGGCAGAATGCCTTAGGCTTGGCGGCAGGTTTATCAACGGGCGGAATCGCCACCATCGGAACGGTCGGTGCCTCGTCAGGCGCGCAGGAATATGCCGCGACGATGGAAGAAATGCTGAATGAACACGCGCAAGAATTAGGCGGCATGACCGAAACGCAAAAGTACGCATACGCCCTGACACGTCAGGATTGGATGGAAGAAGCGAAGAAAAAGGCGTGGAAACGCGGCATAGCTATCGGGCTGTTTGACGCAGCAACCGCTGGTGTAGCAGGTCGCCTGCTTGGCGGCGCGACAGGAAAACTAAGTGCGGCGGCGCGAACCGCAAGTGAGCGAAGTGGTTTAGGCAGC